CGGCGTATATCTCGCGGCCCAGCGTAATGGGCAATGGCACTGGCAACAGGGCCTGGGCGCATGCCCTCAAGGCCCGGGAAGAGAGCGGCGAGCAACTGACGAAGGCTGCGCGTGAGGCGTGGCGTGCGGCAATCGGGCATACGGCGGAGGCCAACTCATGAATCGCCCGGACCCTAACCCCTACCTCATGTCCGATGCGGCCCTACGCTGCGCAACGAATGCATGCCAGGGCAGTCAGTGGCTGAGCGACCGTGAGTTCGCTGAAGCATGCTCCAACGAAATCAAGAGGCGGCTAGTTCTCACACGAGGCCCCGATCTGAAGCACGAAAAGCCCAAGGCGAAGGAGGCCGCATGACCACCGAGAAGACCAAGCTTCCGAGCGTGCTGGAGCGCATCCGCGCATTCTTCGAGAACAACCCGAGTGAGGAATTGACCCTTGACCAGATCGTGAAGAAATTCAACACGACTGAGGGCCATGCGAGAAACATACTCGTGTCGCTGAAGAGCGAAGGATTCATCGCACGGGTGATCTTGTATCGGAAGCAGCGGCCATGAGTGGACGCACCAGCCGGAACAAAGGCGCAGCCGGTGAGCGCGAAGCCCTCAAGGCTTTGGGCGCCGAGCTGGGCGTCAGCCTCACGCGCAACCTGCAGCAGACGCGAGAAGGGGGAGCCGATTGCCTCGTTGTCAAAGGATTCGCCATAGAGATCAAACGGCGGGAGCGCCTGAGCCGTCCGGCCTGGTGGCGCCAAGCCTGCGAGCAAGCGGATCGCGTTGGCGTTGAGCCGATGGTGCTCTATCGACGCAACCGCGAGCCCTGGCGCGCATTGATCCACATCGGAGATCGGCAATACCGCGAAGACACGTTGACCGAAGCGGCCAGCGCTATTCGCGAAAAGTGGGCCAGATGGCCCTGAAACTCAACGGAGAAACCATGCTCATCGACCTGATCGAACACGCCAAAGCCTTCCTCGAATCCATCCCCGCGGAAGTCCACCAGCACATCCTCGCCTTCGCTGAGTCGGCCAGGGCCGAAGAAGAGCGCATTGCCGCCGAGGTCGCGCACCTCAAGGCCAAGGGGCTGCAGGTGCTGAAAAACGGGGTGCAACTATAGGCCTCATCATGACCGTCCGAATCCCTCGCAACACCGTAGCAGTTTGGCGTGCGATCAAGGCCTTCGGATCGCAGCGCGCGCTTGCTTTGTCGCTCGGGGTAGAGCAGACAACCGTCAGCGCCTGGGGCTCGGGCGATCGTCCGGTGCCGGCTGAGCGCTGCCCGCAGATCGAGCGCCTAACTCGCACCCAGGCGAGAGCTAAGGGCGACACATCTCTAATCGTGACATGCGAGCAGCTACGCCCAGATGTCGAATGGGACGTGCTCAGGATGCAAGCGGAGCCGGCCTAGTGGCCGACATTGAGCATGATGAGGAACACAAAGAAAGTGCAGATGACCGCGCAGGCGGCAATGATGCCGACGCTCTTGGCGATGCGACGCAGCAATTCGACTTGCTTGGCCGAGTTCTCGGCAGAGGCAAAGACATTGTGCTCCAGCGCCTTTTGGGCTGTCTCGGAGACTACATGCGGCGGCATTCGATCCATGGATCGAGAGTATCGGCAAGCGACCGGCAACGCGCAATAACCGAAAGTTAGTGATGGCTAACGCAGGAAGCTTTAAGAAAGGTGAGAAGAAGCCCAACCAAGGAAAGCGCGGGCCGAACAAGACGACCGTTGCTATCAAGGAAATGGTGACACAGGCGCTTGAAGAGGCTGGAGGCGTTGAATACCTCGTGCAGCGTGCGCTCGATCCTCGGACGGCGTCGGCATTTCTGACGCTCGTCGGAAAGACGCTACCGCTGCAGGTGAACGGCGCCGGGCCGAATGGGGCGCACGTGTTCCAGAAGATAGTAGTTGAGGTCGTGAAGGCGAAGTGAGCGAGCTGCGCATCCAGATCGCCGAAGCATACCTGCCGCTTGAGGGGCCGCATCGTTACATCGGCGCTCACGGCGGTCGGGGGTCGGCGAAGTCGCACTACTTCGGCGAGCGTTGGCTCAGGGAGAGCATCGCTGAGAAGTTGGACTTCGTTTGCCTGCGAGAAACGCAAAAGAGCCTGCAGTTCAGCGTGAAGAAGCTGCTCGAAGCGAAGATCAGCCGCTACAACGCGGGGGCCTACTTCGACGTGCAGGACAAGATGATCCGCTCAAAGCATGGCGGGATCACGATCTTCGATGGCATGCAGAACCACACAGCGGACTCGATCAAGTCCTTGGAAGATTTCGACCGCGCGTGGTTTGAAGAGGCTCAAGCGGCCAGCGACAAGAGCCTGACGCTACTTCGTCCAACGCTCCGCAAGCCGGGCTCGCAACTGTGGTTCTCGTGGAACCCCGACCAGCCCACTGACCCGATTGACGCTCTGTTGAGGTGTCCCAAGCCACCGCCTGGCACCGTCGTTGTCGAAGTGAACTGGCAGGACAACCCTTGGTTCCCCGATGAGCTGCGTTCGGAGATGGAATACGACCGGGCGCGCGACCCGGATAAATACGCTCACGTCTGGCAGGGCAAGTACCGGCAGAACAGCGAGGCGCGTGTCTTCAAAAACTGGCGTATCGAGGAATTCGAGATCGATCCGGCGTGGACGCTACGGCAGGGCGCCGATTGGGGCTTCAGCGTTGATCCTAGCGTGCTGGTGCAGTGCGCAGTTGTCGGCCGAACCCTCTATGTGGCGCACGAAGCCTATCGAGTCGGCTGCGAGATCGACTTTCTGCCCGATCTGTTCCGCACGGTGCCAGACTCAGAGCGCTGGGCGACGATTGCCGACACCAGTAGGCCGGAGACGATCAGCTACATGCAACGGCATGGCTTTCCTAAGACATTGCCAGCAGTCAAGGGGGCTCGGAGCCTGGAAGAGGGCGTCGAATTCCTCAAGAGCTACGACATCATCGTTCACCCGCGATGCACGCATACCATCGATGAGTTGACGGCCTATAGCTACGAGGTGGACGACCTGACAGGCTTGGTGCTGCCGAAGCTGAAGGACAAGGACAATCACGTAATTGACGCGCTGCGGTACGCATGTGAGGGTCTCCGGCGCGCGATACGGGCCAAAGAGTACGAGGCGACAGACGTTGAGCCGATCCCTATGGTCAGCCACTTCGCCCGCAGGTAGACTTCGCACTGCGGCTAGTCCGCGCTTTCGTTCGGCCATTCGGCCCGCTGAGTAGATCGAGCCGCCAGCAGCTCATCCAACAAGGATGTAGCTGCCATGACGACACTCGCCGCAGGCTCTTCGACTCAGGTTTCCATCCCGGTCGGCTATACGCTGACCGTCGCCCAAGGCGGACAAGGTGTCGCAGTCTTCGGGCCTGGAAGGTTGGCGAACCAGCAATACCCGGTCGGGCGCCAGACGCATGCGTTTGGGCCTTACGCCGACGCGCAGACCGTTTACCTCACTGCGACCACTGCGGCGCTGAACTACACCGTCAGCAACGCTTCCGCGAGTGCGATCACCCAGGTGCTCGCGGCTTCTGTCGGCACCACGCCTTACCAAGGCGCTGGCGTGCTGCTGCAAGACGAGAACGGCACCGTCTACAGCTGGAACGGCACAGCCTATGCGCCGGCCAGCCTGAAGGGCGGTGCTGCCTATCCCTGGACGGCGGTCAAGTTCGGCCAGGTTGGCGACAGCATCACGCAGGGCATCGCTGCGACACCTCTGAGCGGCAATTTCAACGGCCTGATGGAGCCGCTGGTAGCGTCGAACAGCGGCCTCAATGGAGCGCTGTTCTCGGCCAACGTCATCGCCTTCCACGGTGCGCAGCGGAATTGCCCGGCAGGCAATGGGACGCTGAAGTACACCAAAGCGACCAACAGCATCACGTGGCAGGCGAACGGCGATACCGGCCCCGGCGCAGCGGTCACGCTGGATCGCACGCGGTTCGTGCGCCTGGAGTCAGCCACGAGCGGCTACGGCATCTATGTGACGCTGCGGCCAGATGGCGCGGGAACGCTTCCGAGCGCTGACACGACCGACACCAGTGTCAACGTCGGCGCCACCGGCAATGGCTATCGGCCGAACTGCCAGTTCATCAGTGAATGCTTTGCAGACTGGATGAAGCCGCTGCTCGGCCCTGGCTACAAGATGATGGGCAAGTGGGCCACGAGCGGTAACCGCATTCAGAACATCATCGACCAGCTGCCCGACATCATCGCTGCCGGCCTTGATGAAGTGCTGCTGATGATCGGCACGAACGACATCGCTGCGGCAGGCAGCACCTATGCGGGGGTCACGGCGGGCCTGCAAACGATCCTCGATGCGCTCACCGCGGTCGGGATTCGGGTCACGCTGCCCGGGATCATCCCTCGCGGGGATGCGGCGCTAACGCTCTCCATCCGCGCCGTGAATGCCTGGATGCAGCAATACGCAGCAAGTAATCGACTGCTGCGCTATATCGACACATGGCAGGTACTGCTGAATTCGTCGATTGCCTACCCGGGCAGTTCGCCCTACGGCGTGGACACGACGATGTACAACACGACGGGCGGGAACTACATCCACCCGAGTCGAAAGGGCTCCTACGCGCTCGCCAAGGCCATCGCATCGGCCATGCGAGACAGCCGCATGCCTGGGCGATACGAAGACCCGGCAGACCTGTACGACGCGACGAAGAACCCCTATGGCAACTTGATCACCAATCCGCAGATGCTGGTGAGTTCCAGCCGCAGCGGGTCAGTTGCGGGCTCCAACTTCAATGCGAACACGACCGGCACGGTGCCCGATGACTGGACGCTGTATTCGCCAGGGGCTGGGACTGCAGCCAGCACGACGGCAGTCAGCCGCTCCAGCATCGATTCCAGCGACACCACGGACGGCAACTACTGGAAGATCAACCTCACCGGCGCGGGCGTGATTGAGGCATTCATCCCGATCACGCTGTCTAACCTGAGTCCGGGCGACATCATCGAATGGTGGGCCGACTTCTACGTCGATAACCCGAGCCTGCTGACTCGTTTCGATGCCGGCTTGGACATCAACGGCGCCGACCGGCTGTGGTTCGGCATCAACACTGCAGATTCGCTTTCGACCGAGACGAGCGCTCGCCGATTCACGCTCGCAAGTCCTCGAATGCAGGTCCCAAGCTCCTGGGCGTGGACGGGCCAAGCCAGCCAGAACCCGAGCAACGATCGCTTCTACGTCTACATGAACGCGAGTTCATCGGCCAACGTGTACATCGCCAACGTGGGCCTGCGCAAGGTTCGCAGCTGATAGGAGCCGAAGATGACCGTCAGCAAAGAAGCTCGCTGGGCAAAGATTCACCAAGAGGCGATCGCCGATTTCAACAAGATTCAGTCGGCGCTGAGAGACGAGCGATTGCAGTGCCTGCAAGATCGGCGCTTCTACTCGATTGCAGGCGCCCAATGGGAAGGTCCGCTTGGCGACCAGTTCGAGAACAAGCCGCGCTATGAATTCAACAAGGTGCACCTTGCGGTGATCCGCGTGATCAACGAGTACCGCAACAACCGCATCGACGTGCAATTCATGCCGAAGGACGGCACGCCGGCCGATGAGCTGGCCGACACCTGCGCCGGGCTCTACCGCAACGACTACAAGACGTGCTCAGGCGATGAGGCGGTCGATAACGCCTTCGAAGAGGGCGTCGGCGGCGGCTTTGGCGCTTGGCGCCTTCGGCCTGTTTACGAGGATGAGGAAGACGACGAGAACGACAAGCAGACAGTGGTGTTCGAGCCCATCTTCGATGCTGACTCGTGCGTATTCTTTGACCTCGACGCCAAGCGCCAGGACAAGGCGGACGCCAAGCGCTGCTATGTGCTGACGCCATACACGCACGAAGACTACAAGGAAGAGTTTGACGACGATCCGGCCACTTGGCCAAAGATCGTGCATCAAAACGAATTCGACTGGTGCACTCCTGCGCTGGTATGGGTGTGCGAGTTGTATCGCGTGGAGTCGGTGAACGACACGGCCCTGTACTTCCGCGGGCTGGATGACGATGCCGACGACATGAAAATCATGAAGTCGGACCTCGATGAGGACCCCGACAAGCTCGATACCCTCCAGGCCACGGGCTTTCGCCTTGTCCGTGAAAAGAAGGTGCAGCGCAAGAAGGTGCGCAAGTACCTCATGAGCGGCGGCAAGATGCTGGAAGACTGCGGCTACATCCCGGGCCGCTGCATCCCGATCATTCCTTTCTACGGCAAGCGTTGGGTGGTCGATGGCATCGAGCGCTGCATGGGTCATGTGCGCCTGGCGAAAGACGCCCAGCGCCTGCAGAACACGCTGCTGTCCTGGCTGGCAGAGATGGCGATGCGCTTCGACATCGAGAAGCCCATCCTCACGCCTGAGCAGATTCGAGGCCATGCTGTGATGTGGGCCGAAGACAACATCAAGAAGTTCCCATACCTGTTGGCGAACGCCATCACGGACGAGAACGGAAACCGGCTGCCCCCGAATCAGATTCAGTACACCAAAGCGCCCAACATTCCGCCCGCGATGGCTGCGTTGGCTCAGATCGCGGGGCAGGCGCTGGAGGACATGCTGGGCAACCAGCAGGCAGGAGAGGAGATTCAGCCGAACATCAGCGGCAAGGCTGTTGAGTTGATCCAGCAGCGGCTGGACATGCAAGTATTCATCTACATGAGCAACCTCGCGAAGGCAGTCAAGCGGGCCGGCGAAGTGTGGCTGTCGATGAAGAAAGACCTCGTTGTCGAAGAAGAGCGCCGAATGAAGGTCATCAACGCAGACGGTTCGGCAGGCTCTGTTGTGATGAACCAGCTCTCGATGACCGAGGACGGAGAACAGGTCACGAAGAACGACCTTGCGCGTGCGTCTCTGGACGTGGATGTCGATGTCGGCCCATCGAGCACGAGCCGCCGAGCCGCGACCGTGCGAGCGGTCACGGGTCTTCTGCAACTTGGCATTCAAGACCCGCAGACGGTCCAAGTGCTCACGGCCTTCGCGATGATGAATCTGGAAGGCGAGGGCGTGCAGGACATCCGCGACTACTTCCGCAAGCAACTGGTTCAGATCGGCGCCGTCAAGCCTACCGAAGAGGAACAGAAGGCGATGCAGGCGGCGGCAGCGAACCAGCAACCCGACCCGCAGAGCCAGTACCTCCAGGCCGCAGCCGAGGAAGCCGATTCCAAGGCCGCATTGAGCCGCGCGAAGACCGTGCAGACGATTGCCGACGCCAACCTCAAGACGGCACAGGCCAGGCACGTCGGCGCAATGGCGGCTCATGAGCATGCAGGGACGGCCATCGACATCGGAGACGCAGCAATTAGGCAGGCTGCGGGTTCACTCGGCATAACGCATCAATAGGCAACGACCGTATAGCGTTTGCCAATACATAGACGCGCCGAAGACATTAGCGCCCAAGGTCACCCCGAACCCATCGGGAGCGAAGGGCAAAGATGGCAGAAGCGGAACTGACGGCCGAGCGGGAAGAACAGCAGGTTGAAACCATCGAGCAGCAGCCGGGCGAGACGCCACCTGCGGCAGAGGTACAGCTCGCCGAGGACGAGGTTGTAGTCACGATCGGCGATGAGACGCCGCCGAACGATGATGAGGACCACGAAGGCAAGCCGGCGCCTCAGTGGGTCAAGGAGCTGCGCAAGTCCAACCGGGAGAAGGATCGCAAGCTGCGCGAGCAAGAGGCGGAAATCGCCAAGCTCAAGGGCGCTGCGAACCCACAACCCGCGGCCGTTGTCGTTGGCGATGAGCCGACGCTCGAAGGCTGCGACTATGACGCCGAGAAGTTCAAGGCGGAATGGAGGGCCTGGACGGATCGCAAGGCACAGGCCGACGCACAAGAGCGTGAGAAGGCCGAGGCCCAGCGAAAGCAGCAGGAGACCCATCAGCAGCGCATGGCGGCCTATGCCGAATCGAAGGCGAAGCTGAAGGTCAGCGACTTCGAGGAGGCGGAAGCGACTGTCATCGAGACGCTGAGTCAGCTGCAGCAGAGCCTGATCCTGCATGGAGCCAAGAAGAACGCAGCGGTCTTGGTCTATGCGCTCGGGAAGAACCCGGCGAAAGCCAAGGAACTGGCTGCGATCACGGATCCTGTGGATTTCGCGTGGGCAGCCGCGCAACTGGAGACGCAATTGAAGGTCACGCCTCGCAAGCCCGCTACGCAACCTGAGCGCGTCGTTCGTTCCTCGGTTGCTGGCGCAGCGGCGGTGGATGACCAGCTCGAAAAGCTCCGGCAGGAAGCCATGAAGACCGGCGACCTGTCGAAGCTGGTTCAGTACAAAAACCAGCAGCGCAACGCGCGCCGCTGAGAAGGATCGGCGCGCAAGCGCCTGGGATAGCCCACTGCACGGGCGGGGCAGCCATCCGGCCCTGATGGATGAGTCGATCAGCGCGGTTTCAACGCCGCAAGTGACAACTCATCTGTTCAGGAGCCAATCGTGGCAAACGGTTTTTCCAAGGAAGAAGTGGTTGCGTTCGAGCAACTGCTCGAAGGTTTCCAAGACGCGCTCGTCTTGTCGAAGCTGGTGTCGATCTACAAGACCGACTCGGTGACGATGGAGCGCACCAACAACACCATCTGGCGTCCGCAGCCCTACATCGCGCAGTCCTTCTCGGGCACGGACATGACCAACAACTTCAAGGACAACACGCAGTTGTCCGTGCCGGCCAGCCTCGGCTACGCCAAGTGCGTGCCGTGGACGCTAACCGCGACCGAACTGCGCGACATGCTGCAGGAGCAGCGCATCACCGACTCGGCGCACCAGAAGCTGGCGTCGGACATCAACGTGGCAGTCAACAGCGTGGCCGCACTCCAGGGAACTCTGGTGGTCAAGCGCAGCGGTGCGTGCTCGGGCTATGACGATGTGGCGCAGTGCGAAGCGATCATGAACGAGCAGGGCATCCCGCCCTATGACCGTTACTTGGCGCTCTCGACCCGCGACTACAACGGTGCTGCGTCGAACCTGGCCGGCCGCCAGACGATGCAGGGCCTGCCGCAGACCGCCTATGAGCGTTCGCTGGT